CAGGTGGTCCGAGCGGTTGGAGACACCAACTACAAAGCCGGGTATCGCGTTAACGACCTGATCGAGAATGCGATGCAGGAGATCTTACACCTGGACTACCCCCCGTTCCGGATCTTGAACGCCGACAAGTCGCCCGGCTCCGTCGACTACGGGATGCGGGTCCTCAACCATGCGTCGCATCGCGATGATCTATCGGTACACGAAAGATGTACAAACATGCACGACACTATGCGAAACTGGAAAGGCGGTCGCGTGAGTGGCTCGGAAGATGCGAAGCTATCGCACATCGCAGACGCATTGCGATATATAGTTGTGGACGTACTGGCTCGAACATATGAGTACGAACGGCTACGATTCATGTAGGAGCGGCAACCATGGCGGATATCTCGAAGGGCAAATGGTATGTGGTGCATGTGCCCGACGAGCGAAGCGCTCGGAAGTCGTTCCGGAAATACTCAGCCGCGAAGTCGTATGCTTCGTCCTTCGAGGAGAAGCCGGAGATCGAGCGCTACAAGGACGGCCAGCTGGTAACTAGCAAGTGATTCGCGTTATCGACCCAGCGCCGAAAGCCCCGAACCCCAACGTAGAGGTCATGTGGACCGAGGCCCGCAGACGTCGGCGCATGATGGAAGGGTGCTGGGAACAAGATCTACGGCGCAGCCTGCGCGACTTGGTGAACCCCGAACGGCTCGCCAAGTGGGGCACGGTCGACCTCAGCAAGAATCTTGCGGCTAGTCTGATCAAGCAGCTGGCTGTGTTGTACAGCAAGGACCCAGCGGTATCCCGCGATGGCGCGCCCCCGGACGACCCACAGTTAGCCGCACTGCTCGATCAGGTGCAACACGCCGGCTTATGGCAGATGGGTACCCACAATCAACAGCTGACGCTTGCGCAGCGTGAGGGATCTGTTGTCGTCCACCGGTACGAAGGTGCTGATGGTGTGGAGCGTGTCGGGTACCAGGTGGTGCCCGTTGATCGCTTCTTTGCGGTGGGTAGTCAGGACACGCCGGACATTCCGCACACATACTACTGGTACCGCCCGCGGCTGGTCAGGATCGATCCCAACACACTGCGCAACACGTGGACGCGCGACTGCTACAGCATCGAGGATATCGAGCGCCCGTTTTTCCGCATCGAGGACACAGACGGCAAACCCATTACCGACCAGGTGGAGGGCGTTAGCCCCGCCGAGGACGACGGGTACCTGTGGCGCTTCGCGTCGGGTCAACCGTACATACCCGCTGTGGTGTACCACGCGCTACGCACCGGCAACATGTACGACTACACGCGCGGCATCGAGCTGTTTGACGGATCGTTGCGAGTGTCAGGCCTGTGGCACCTGTGGCAGCATGTGGTTCGCGACGCAAGTTGGCCGCAGCGCTGCACGATGAATATGCAGGTTGTAGGTGCCAACGTGAAGGATGGTACCGCCCGCGTGGTGGCAGATCCGGCCGTGATCCTGAACTTCGAGAGCCGGCCAGGCGTAACGGCTAGCCAGTGGCAATGGCAACCAGGCGGCAACCCTGAAGAGATCGGCCGGTCCATCCAAGCCTATGCGGCCGACTTGACGGCGGGTTTCGACATTTCGGCCGCTGACGTCAAGCGCACTCACGGCGACGCGCGAAGCGGATACGCCATCGAGATCACCAAAGATGGAGCTCGAGAAGCGCAGCGGAAGTACGGGCCGCAGTTTGCTCGCGCCGACGCCGAACTACTGGGTAAGACGGCCGCGCTGTTGGGCCTCCCCGACCAGGGCTACCAGATCCGATACACTGGCGTGTCGACCACGTTCAGTGAGCGCAAGCAGATGATCGAAGAGTACGGCCAGCGAATTGAGAACGGCTTGGCGAGCCGCGTACAGGCGTTGGCCGCCCTTGACGACATCAGCGAAGACGATGCGCGCCAGCGCTTGCGAGAGATTCGCCAGGACGCCGCGAACTTCCCAGACCCCCGGAGATTGTGATGCCAGACGAAGAGAAGCCGCCCGATAACACAGAGATGGTGCCAAAGTCCAGGCTGGACGCGAAGCAACGCAAGTACGACACCGATAAAGCTTCGTGGGAAGCGCAACTACAGACCGAACGTGACGCACATGCAACGACTCAGTCAGCGTTCGAGGCATTCAAGACGTCATCCGCCGACAACGCTCACCTGTTGCGTGCGGGCGTGACCGATCAGGAGGATATGGAGCTCGTGCAGTTCCGGTACGGCAAGTTGCCCGAAGCGGATCGCCCGTCGCTACAGGACTGGTTGGCGGATGGCGCCAAGAGTGATCGTCATTTGGCGCCGCTGTTCGCCAAGCCCGCAGCGGATACGCCACCCGCGACACCGCCCCCGGCTGCTGATGCAGCGGCGCCACCCGCGACACCGAAGCCACCAAGCAACAACGCAGGCGCGACACCACCACCAGGCGCGGCATCGGGCCATACGGTGCATTGGTACAATAGCCTCACGCCTGACCAAAAGACCGCGCAGCGAAAGAGCTTGGGTCAGCGGACAATCGACGCAGGCCTGGGCGGCGTCTGGCCGTTGGGGAAATGATGGGCAAGCGTAGACTAGTTAGCAACGAGCCGCAGGCGGCGGTGGCCATGCTCTTGGCCGGGCAATCGATTGCCCAGATCGCCGAGCACTTCGACACGACCGATGAGCAAGTCGACCGCGCGCTGCGCGCCGCATGGGGCGGTCGGCACCGGAAAGAGTCACTGGATCAGGCCCTAGCCAAACAGGCGAAAGAGTAGACACGCCTGGCCGCATTGTGGTATGTGGTAATCACACCCTGACAGGTCGGATAGCAGCGTAACTGCTCTTGGTTGGGGACCTCGCCTCGGGTCACGGCGTAACCGTTTGCAGGTGAGTGGAACGAATCCACACCTACAACGGAGGGACTATGGCAGTCCTCAAGCATTCCGGCCTCGAGACCGACTTCCGCATGGCGACTCGACTCGACGAAGCCCTCAACGTCTCGCTGCACGACATGGCGGACATTCGGTCCATGCCGGGAGCAGTACTCAACCTCGGGACCGTGAACCAGTCCGGGTCAGACACGCACCAGATCCGATTTGCTGACCTCGGTCAAGATCCGATGGTAGCGGACGCCACGGAAGATGCGCAGACGGCAGGCACGGGCGTGACCACGTCCACCAACACGCCGTCAATTGCGGTTGTCCGGCAGGTGCTCGGCCGGGAGATCTCTGACCTGGGGATTATCACTGGTTTTTCGAGTGATCTAAATCCGCAGACACTCGCGGCCGACATGAAGATGGGCTACACGCTCCGATTCATGGATCTGGTGGCGACGGCCATCGCGACCGCGGGCACAGACGTTGGCACCAGTACCGTCAACATGAGCGTGGACGACTTCTACGACGCGACCTTCCAGTTGGAGATCACTGACAACAACGGTCCATTCTACAGTCTACTCCATGGACGCCAGACGGCTGATTTTCGCGAGTCCCTCCGAGGTGAGGGTGGAGCGCTCCAGTTCCGCGAGCCGGCGGGCCGGTTCCTGGACCTGAAGGGCCAGGGACTCCAAGGCGACTTCTTGGGCGTGAACGTGTTCAAATCCAGCCGCGTCACGAGCGCCGGCGGGAACCGACACGGAGCCATGTGGAGCGCGGGTGCGCTTGGGTACAAGACCGGTCAGCTCGGCGCGGAGAACTTCCTGGGCACCGCATCCATCGTGGTCCAGATCGGTGAGGTTACTGTCGAGATCGCCCACACGGTGGGTGGCGGCAAGGTTCAGGTGTTTGGCGATGCTTACCTTGGTCTGTCGTTGCTCGAGGATGCCCGAATCGTAGGAATTGTTACTGACGCCTAAACCTGGCCATCCCGGCGCCCCGCGGTATCTCGTCCGGGGGCGCCATAGGGTGCGCCGGGTGGCTCCCATTTAGCCTCCGGAGAAACTATGGAATTGCAACAGAGAGGAGAGCGCGAGCCGGTAGCAGAACGCAAAGACGTACTGTCAACGCCAGCGACCGCCAAGTTTGTCTACATGCATCACCCCGAGGGGTGGGAGTTCTCGGCCACACGAAAGTGTTGGTTGCCGCGACTGAAAAAGCTCCAGCTCCGACCAGGATGCTGTGGCGTCAAAGGTAAGGCCAACGATCCGCAGTGGTCCGAGACCAAGGCGCAGCATGAGGACCGCGGCTTCGTGTTCATCCCGCTGGGCATCGCAGTTCGGTACATGGAGGACGGTCAGCTACTCACCAACGACACCGAATACCGGCGTCGGTGGGCCGCTCGAGGCGGCTATGCATGGGGAGATGTCTGGAGCACTCCGGTTCAGATCGGACACGGCCGCCGCACACGCGTGGTGTGGGAGTTCGATCACGAAGGCTTCGACGCATGGCGGATCTGGCTCGTCGAGACGGGCGTCATCCCGCAGCCGTTGCCCTCTGTGCTGTCCAATATCGTTAGCATCCAGCAACGCCGAACCGATCGTACTGGCGCCATGGCGCATGCGGGTGCCCCGCCAATCATCCAACACAAGCACGCCGTCAATCAGGGGCGCTTAGACGCGATGACGGCCGACACCGAAAAGCCTATACGGCGCCGCCGCGGGCGAGGAAAGAAGGCTACTGCTGATGAGTAAGGAGGACCAATACCGCAAGGGTGTCGCCGGCCTAACCAAGCGCCAGGTCGATCACGCACGGAAGCAGTTTAGTCGCGACGTTACGCCCAGTGAGCGGAGCGCATTCCGGCAGAAATCAGAACGAGTCGCGGAGAAGAATTGGCGACGAAACAATAGCTAAATACTCACGGATGGCGTGAAAGCGCTGTGGAGAAATACCATGTCCCTCATTAGTCGATTCGGAGGAATTGCCCAGAAATTCCTCAAGCCCATTGCCACGCGCGGCATCGCGATTCTGCCCACCGCCCGAACGGCGGTGGATGCTGCGCCCACCATTTCGGCGGGCACTGGCGCACCAACGGCAACCGAGCCGATTAGTTCGTTGTGGCTCCGAACGGATGCCGCTGGCGCCGAAGCTGCGCTCTATATCAGCGAGGGCAGCGGGACATGGGAAACCACGGGATCTGGCCTGGCGGTCATTGCTGACCCTGGGGACGGCGGCGCCATTCCTGTCACGTCGTCCGGTGTTTGTGCTATCACTACGACCGGCGTCGACGACACCCGGACGCTGGCCATTCCTGGTTTTGCTGGCCAGGTGATTGACATCACCCTGGACGTGGACGCCGGGGACGCGGTCATCACGGTGGCCGCCGCAGCAAACCAGACCGGAAACAACACCTTGACCGGTGCCGATGCGGGGGACCATATCCAACTGGTCGGCGTGACAGTTGCTGGCGCGCTTGTGTGGCGAATTGTATGCAATGATGGCTGGGCACTGAGTACCGTCTAATGACCATCCACCGCCACGAACTACCGGTGATGATTGAGCGGGGCAAGACGACCTCGCTCACCCTGACCCTTTTCACAGACGCAGGTGTGGCTGAGGCTGGCCAATCCAGCGCCACGCTGTCTGTGTTTGCTGGCGGCAAGACGATTCTTGATGCGGTAGCAGCGGATTCTGTGGAGCCGCCAGTCTACAGTATGGCGGGCTCGGTCACCACAGACGAGCCGCTCTCGACTGAGTGGTTGCTCGAGTGGAAGGTTGTCGAGCCAGGGCCTGTGACGGTGACCTACCACGAGGCCGCGTATCTTGTTCGCCGTGAGCTCCTGTCGACGATCACCGACACCGACCTGCTCAAATACCACAGCGACCTGCTGACTGATCATCTCGGTCCAGACGACACGACGTTCGTGGACAAGCGCCGAGAGGCATGGGTCCACGTACAGAAACATCTGATCAACAATGGGCGTCGTCCGGATCTGATCATCGATGCATGGGAGCTCCGCGAGCTCGAAATCTTCAAGACGCTCGAGATGGTGTTCCGCGATTCTAGCCAAGAGATCGGCGACGCCCGCTATACCGACCTAGCAGCCGAGTATTCCCAGATGTACCGGGACGCATGGGCTCAGGTGAACTTCCGGTATGACGATGACGAAGACGGCAAGGTGGACGAGGACGACACTCAGTCAGCTGCATCCGTACTGTGGGCGATGTAGTGGCCACGGTAAACCTCGAAACGCTGATCGACGACATCGAAACGCGCCTCACATTGCTGCTCACCGGTGAGCAGATCTTGGACCGCCTGGACAATCTTCGGGAGTCGCCCAAGCTGCGCCAGCACAAGGGCATCCGCGTGTTCCCCGTAGCTACAGACGTCGAGGAGCGCTACGCCCAGACGGCCCTCGTCCGGATCGTCGACACCATCGACGTAGAGACGTTCTTTCGGATTACTCGAAACGCCGACGACACCATGGACAACGCGTTGCTGTGGGAGCGCCAGATCCGCGAAGCCCTCACAGACGATGCCTGGTACCGAGACCGCGACTCGAATGCGGCGACAGGCGACGACATCGAGGTCCACTACGAGGGCACGACCCGTCAGAAGATCGATAGCGCCCTCGAGATGGTGATCACCTTCAGCTTCACCCGTGATGCGACGCTGGGGGGCTGATGGCGAGGAAACCACGATTTTTACGTGACGCTGTCGAGATCACACTGCCCGAGCTCATCGCTGGCCTGGAGGGCGTGGCTGAGGCGGCGGACACCATCGTGATTACCGAAATCCGCGAAGAGACTGCCCCGATGCTGGCGGCGCTCGAGCGCGTAACCCCTGTGGTTTCCGGGGCCATGAAGCGCGGTTGGAAGGCCACGCCCGACCGAGATGGCCAAGGATTCACCAACAGCGTTCGGCATGCCGCGTTTCGTACTTATTTCTTTCGTTCCACCCTTCACCGTGACTTTCGACGCGTCCAGGAAAAGCACGCCCTGAAAGCCGCGCAAGAATCCGCCCCAAAACTCGCCAGCCTGACTCACAGATAGGAGGCCGACATGGCCGAGACCAATACGACCAAGACACTCCGCCACGTTGCGTCCATCACCGTCACCGACGGTGCCCCGCTGGCCTACGTCCTGCCTGTACATGGCGAGTTGACGTTTACGCCCGGCGGATACAACCTCGTCGACTTCAAGAATGCGGATGGGAGCTTTACGGGGATCTCTCCAACTCGAGGCGAAGAGAACCCCACCACGTTCACGATCAACGCGGTTCAGCGCGGCAACCCAGGGCTGCTGTCTGGAAGCCAAGGTCTCATCGACTACATCCTGAACTCTGGTGTAGCAGCACAAGGCACGGCAACCAGTACGGGCACAGAAACCGCCAGCGTTTCCGGTGAGCATGAGGTCATGTTCGACGTTGCCGTGGTCATCACCGATCATGTTGGTTCTAAGACGTACACATTCGAAGACTGTACATTCGTTGGGTCGAGCCTGGCGGCTGGCCTCGAGGGCAACCAGATCACCCTGAGCGGGTCCAGCCGAAAAGCGTATCCGATCATATCATAGGAGCAAGCATGATAACCCGGACACAGAAACGTCTCACAGATGAGGATGCCGGCTTTTACGCTAGCGTCCTCCTCGAGGGCGAAGGCACGATGCGGACTACCCATTTACGGATCTTACTGCCCTCCAGGGCCGCTGGTCTTGTGGCCTGGATGTACCGCACCAAAGATCTATCAGTGGTGGACGTCGAGGCGAAGGAAGCGGAGGGCAAGGACTGCTCACCCTGGGAGGCTGCTGAACTGGCGCAGTGGTACATGTCAGCGATCCAGGGGCGGATCATCGGAGCCATGTGGGGCGACGACGATCATGATCTCGTGGCGCTCGCTAAAGACCACGAAACCCCAGAGGCAATGGGCTTTGCAGTCGTCGAGGAGCTCTATACGGCTGGCTGGTGCATGACGGAGATCCGGTGCTTGTTTGAGGCAGCGGTTGAGGTCTGCATAAAGACCACAGCACAGCGCGGGCTCGACGCAAAGGAGATTCACAGATTTGTAAATTTTGGCGCACCGACGATGGATTCGCCGATTACGCCATCGTCGCAGCCGGACTCGAATACTTTGGCGACGAGCGCGCCTTAGAGGAGATGTCGCCAGTGCGCCGCAGTCGCATCATTGCTGCATGGTTGATCCAGAATCCGAGGCGGTCCTAAATGGCGAAGCAAGTACAACAAACCGTCGTAATCAACGTCAAGGCCGCGACGAAGCAGTACAAAAAGGAGATGACTGAAGCGGCTAAGGCCAGCCGTAAGCTCAAGATGGAGGAGCGCGCACGGAAGCGCGCGATCAAGGAAGCGGACGCCAGGACCAGGGAAGCCGCCGAGGGGCTGAAACGCTTCGCAGACGCAGCAGGCGGTCGGCTGGGCGGCGCTGCCGCATCCGTGGAGCACTTGATCCGCGGCTTTGGCC